GCATGGTCGCCCTGCTTTCCGAGGTATATGAAATCAATGAGCGAATTTTGACGCTCGACATCTGCTCCAACAAGACCGCCATCGCCTCGACCCGCATGAAGAAACTCCTGCACCACTATCACGAAGCCCTGCACGAAGACGGCGCCGTGAAGGTATCGCTTCAGGCTTACTGCGCCGCCGGTGGCTGGGTCGGCATCCAATACTCCTACGAGCTCGACGGCTTCGAGGTCGCCGGATCACAAGTCCCGAGACGCGTATGAACCGACGTAACCTTATTAACGGAATAGCGGTTCCTGATTTAGATGGAACATGGGTTCTATTCAGAGAGGCTTACGCTCTTCTCGAAAAAAGAAAAAGAACCATCAAAGGCCTTACTAAGAAGATTTCTAATCTTAAAAGGCAGTTAAAGAGAAAGAGGAAAGAGTATAAATTGCGTAGTAAAAAGCCATTTCATGGCAGGGTTAAACTTACCATACAAGTCAGCAGCAACAGGACATACTCAGTGTATTCAAAAGCCTTAATGAAAAGACTATGACCCTAAACCAACGCTTCTCCGTCGTCGCCCTGCTGCTCCTCGGGCTCAACGCCCAAGCCAAGACCGACGCCGCCTTCCTCGAGGCCGTCGCCGAGGTCGAGTCTGGCCACAACCGCAAGGCCATCGGCAAGGCCGGTGAGCGGGGCATGTATCAGGTCGGCAAGGCCGCTTGGGACGACGCCTCCGCCCGCCTCAAGGCCGAGGGCCACTACGCCTTCCCCTGGTCTAAGTGGCGCGACGCTACGGCGCAGGACATGGTGGCCGCCTCCCACCTCCGCTGGATCAGGGCGAACTTTCACCGCCTCGGCATGACCGACCCGACCCCTGAGCAACTCGCCCTGGTCTGGAACGTAGGCTGGACCGCCGCCCGCTCCCAAGGCTTCCGGGCGAACGGCTACGCTTTCCGCGTGGCTAACCTTTTCCGCTTGTCCTTAGCCAAGCCGCGTTAAAGGGTCTTGCCGTGGCCCACCTCATCGTAGCAATCGACCCTGGCGTAAACGGCGGCATAGTCTGGTCGGCAGACGGCGACCCGGTGGAGTGCGCTAAGATGCCAGGCTCTGATGTCGAGGTTTGCCAACTCCTCGCGGATCTCAGCTGCAAGGCCAAGGACGTCAGCCTCTACCTCGAGGAGCCTCCGCTGTTCGCCGGCAAGAACATCCCCGGTTCCGCCATCGGCAAACTGATGTGGAACACGGGCGTCCTCTACGGCGCCGCCGTCGCCATGGGCTGGAAAATCCACCGCATCCGTCCGGCCATCTGGCAGAAGACGCACACCTGCGGGACGAAGGGCGACCTGACCACGACCCAGTGGAAGAACAAGCTGAAGGCCCGCGCCTGCGAACTCTTCCCCACTCAGGACGTCACCCTCTGGAACGCCGACGCCCTGCTCATCTTCGACTCCGCCACCCGCGGCGTCATTAACTGAGTTAACATAACTCGGTAAGACCCTTTACTTTGTAATCTCTACCATCACATGAAGAAAGACACCAAACTTCCGACTGAATACCGCATCATCGCGGACTCGTCATACATCGTTTTACCTGATCAGAAGGTCGCCCGCCTCCTGACCCCGACCGTCCGCAACGGCGTGACCTACTACAACCTCTTCGTCCCCGACTACACCCGGATGTCCCTCGCCGACATCGAGGCCACCATCAAGGCCGGTGAAGTCACGAAGGCCGAAGCTACTAAATAATCTCCCATGAGTACCAAACCCACGCCCCCCACCTCCGCCACCGCCTCCCTCGTCCAAGCGCTCGCCGCCCTGGACAACGTGAAGGCCAACAAAATCAATCCCGCCTTCAAGGCCAAGTATGTCAGCCTCGACGCGCTGCTCGACGCCATCAAGCCGGTCTTGCTCGACCACGACCTCGCCCTGATCCAGACGCTCGTCAGCCAGGAGGGCAAGGTCGGCGTGTCCACCGCCTTCCTGCACTCCTCCGGCGAACGCTTCGACTTCGGCACCCTGCTCGTCAAGGCCGAGGGTCTGACCGCCCAGCAGATCGGCGGAGCCATCACCTACATCCGCCGCCAGTCCATCCAGACCGCGTGCGGCATCTCGGTCGACCTTGACGATGACGGCGCCGTGGCCTCTGGCTTCCGCCCTACGCCCTCGCAAGCCTCCGCCCCTGCCTTCTCCCCCACCCCTCGCCCCCTGACCAAATGAGCAAGCCCTCCAACGACTTCGACCCCTTCGACCCCATCGCCGGCGCCATGCGTGCCATGCACCAGGGCAATATGCTCGCCGCCGAACAGGCTAAGGCAAAGGCTCAGGAAGAACAGATGCAAGCCATGCGCTACGCTGGCAACGAACTCGCCCGCGTCCTCGACGACGTGGTCAACTCCGAGCTCTGCCAGTTCGACGCGATCTCCAAGGCCGTCTGCATCGCCACCATCGCCAAGTGGAACCGCGCCAAGACCGGGCAACTGTAATAAGCAAACCAATTATGACCGAACCTACTCGACACGAATTAAATCAATTCCTTTGCAATCGTTGTAATAAGCCGGACGCTGAACTTTTCGGCATGATGGTTTCAAGTAACGAAGGGCGATGGGTTTCTTACGAGGACTACGCCCGCCTAAAGGCCGAGAACGCCTGGCTCAAGGAAGCAATTGCCGACTCATACAAGGCCGTCGATGAAATGGAGAAAAGGTTCAAAGAGTTAGAGGCTGAGTTTGAAATGCACCCTATGGCTATCGACAACGCCCGCCTCAAGGCCGAGGTCGAGCGGCTGGACGGACTATGCAAGCAATTGTCTAGGCAGCAATCCGACATCTCCTGCGAGAACATCATGCTTCGCAAAGCCGGGGATGCCTTGGAGAACTGGATTGCATGGGAGTGTGATGCACCCGCTGGCACGGCAGATGATATTCGTGATGCATGGAACGCCGCCAAGGAGGGCAAGCAGTCCCATGGCTGACATCCCCAAGGGCATCGAGCGGATCGCCACGACCGTCCCGAAGCAGTACGCCCTGCTCCTTCTCCTGGACGGCTTCCCCTACGTCGAGTTCACGGCCCGCAAGCACGCCGACTTCCTGACCGACCTCAACGCTTGGAAGCGCAAGACCTACCCGTCCCTGTCCCGCTCCGCCGTCCGCTTCTTTACGCTTGCCCCTAACGGGGAGATAAAGGAACTTACCTTCACGCCCACCCGCTCATGACCAACCGCGACTCAATCAAGCGCCTCGTGGAAAACATCACGGGCTCGCTGGCCACCGTCCAGCATATCGCCGGGCGTTACGAACAGCACGACGCCGACATCATCACGCTGTCCGACCTTAACCGCTCGGCCATCACCGAACTTCAGGTCTTCGCCGATCAGATTGATACCGCTGACGAGTCCGCCCAGGTCAAACCCCTCCACGACCGCGTCCACGTCCTCGTCGTCCAGCTGCGCGTCCTGCGGAATACGCTCGAGGCCATGGAGAACGCCGCCGAGGCCGCCCTTGAAGACGTCCGCCGCATCTCGGCCTCTGTCGAAGAAGCCAGCCCCGAAGATGACAGCCTGTGAACTCTGCAAGGGTGCGTGCTGTGAAAGCATCATGCTGCCTATCAGCCCTAGCCCGACCTCGACCGAGTTTTATTCCGCCCGCGGCGAGGTCTTCCATATCGCTGGCAGTACCTTCGCCGAAGTCCCTGCCCGATGCCCGCACCTCTCCGGCGCCGGCAAGTGCAAGACCTATGCCAACCGCCCGGTCGCCTGCTCCCGCTTCGCCGTGGGCTCGACCATGTGCGTGACTGCCATCCAGCGCCGACGCCCCGATCAGGCCGACGCCATCATGGCCCTGCTCTGACCTTTCCCACCAACACCCAATAACACACCCATGCCCGACCTCATCACCGAACGCGTCATCTATGACGGCATCCAAGCGCTCAACCAATCCGGCGCGAAGGAACTGCTCAAGTCCCCCGCCCATTACCAGGCGTATCTCGCCCGCACCCGCGAGGACTCCAAGGCCCTGCGCGTAGGCACCGCCGTCCACAAACTGGCCCTCGAAGGGCTGGACGCTTACAACGCCACGCACGCCATCGCCCCGGACGTGGACAAGCGCACGAAGGAAGGCAAGGCCGCTTGGGCCGACTTCTGCGAGCACAACGCCGATAAGGCCATCCTGACCGCCGAAGAGGGTGCCCTCGTCGACGCCGTTGCCAACTCCGCCGCTGTCTGCATGAAGAACAACGGCATCGTCCTCTCGAAGACCGAGGTCATGTTTACTGCCTTCATCGGCGATACCCTGGTCAAGTGCGCCATCGACGGCATTTCCGACGACGGCTATATCTACGATCTGAAGACCTGTGAGGACGCGAGCCCGCACGGCTTCCTTCAGTCCGTCCGTAAATACAAGTATGCCCTCCAGGCTTACTTCTACCGGCACGCCGTCGAGTCCGCCTACAAGTGCCGCGTCCTCGGGGTCCGCTTCATAGCCGTCGAGAAGGAGCCCCCGTTCTGCCATGCAATATACGAGCTGGGGCCGGAACTGATGACCAACGCCGCCTTCGACTTCGAGAAGGCGCTGACCCTGTATAAGGACTGCACCGCCTCGGGCAACTGGCCCGGCTACCAGACCGAGATCACCACCATCGACATCGCCGCCAAGCCCAGCGCCGCGACCAACATCAACTTCGCCTAATACCATGACCACCGATAACAACGACCGCCCCCCGCTCACGTCCATCAGCACGAACGGCACCTACAAGCTGAAACTCATCAAGCCCAAGTTCGAGAAGGTCAAACAGTGGGAGGACGGCACCACGTCCTGCCGCCTGTTCTTCGTCGACGACAAGGGCTTCTGCCTGTCCAAGAACTTTTCCAGCAAGTACGGGAAGGCGCTCGCCATGCTCGTCGGCAAGTTCTCCGGCAAGTACACCAACGAGATCAGGCTCGACGCGACCCCTGCCGAGTACCTGGAGTACATCGGCCCGGCCTGCGGTCAGACCATCCTCGTCGGCGTCGAGGTCGAGGCCAACGGCGAGTGGCAGGGTAAGCCCCAGTATAAGTACAAGATGACTTATCCGAAGGGCTCCCAGAAGCCGACGGTCCCTGACGCGCTGCCGCCTGAAGGCGTTCCCTTCTAATCCCGTGACCGAAGCACCCACGCCGATGTCCGCCCCGACGCTCGTCCTGATCGCAGGCTACGCCAGGGCGGGCAAGGACACCCTCGCCTCCGGCATCCTCGAGTGGTCCCAGCGACCCGCCGAGCATATCAACTTCGCCGACGCCCTCAAGGAGGCCGCAAACCATTACATGGATTACCTCGGCCTTGACGGCGACTTCTTCAAGGAGGACTTCAAGGTGGATAACCGCGACTTCCTTGTGCACGCGGGCAAGTTCGCTCGGCGCATGGATCGGGACGTCTTCGCCCGCCACTTCGCCAACTGGTGCCCGGTCATGAAGCATCACGACCAACCCTCCCCCGAGACCGTCGTCTGCTCCGATTGGCGCTACGTCAACGAGCTGCGCGTCTGCCAGGACATCCTCTGGGAGAAAGGCTGGAAGGTCCGCACCATCTACGTTGCCACCGCTGGGGTCGGCCCGGCTAATGACGAAGAGCTCGACAGCATAGCCGAGATACGCGCGTCCCACCTCTTCGACCAGGAGTATATCTTCAGGCCGAACTCGCGTAACGCAATCATGACCGAAGGCCGCAACCTCGCCCGCTCATGGAAACTATGAACCCCGAGACGCTGCGCTGGGCGAACAAGGTCGGCCTGTCCCCTGACCGCGTGGCCTTCCTGCTCGCATGCCCGAAGTACACCCGCACCGGGCGAAACGACAAGCCCGCCTATATCAAGGCCGAGAACCCTAACCACCACCTGCAGAAACTCGGCGACTGCTATTGGTTCCGCCTGCGTCGTCGCGGCAAGGACATCGTCGAGAACATCGCCAGCGACCTCGAGACCGCCCGCAAGCGCCGTGAC